GATGGCGTCGCTGGCCTTCTTCCACGCCTCTTCGGCATCCTTGGCCGCTTTGATGTGGATGGCATCTTCTTTCAACTCGGCGAGTTCGTACAGTGCCGCCGCTTGCTTGCGCAACTCTTCGACAACGGATGCGTCCAGGCCCGCCTCTTCCAGCAAGCTGGCTCGGCGCAGCAAGCCCGCAGCGGTTTCCCGTTGCTTGGCCACGGCTAGGGCGTCCACGTACTCCTTGCCGAACTTGGCTTCCAGGTTGGACTCTTGTTGCTTTTCAATTTCCTTCTCTAGCGAGTCAGTGCTCTGCTGGAGCTTGGTGATGTAGTCGGCCCGCTCTTTCGCGGCCTCGTCAAGCATTTTCTTCTCGTCGGCGAGGGCTTGCGTTTCCTCTTCCGTGGCCAACATCACTTCCAGTGTTTTGGTCAAGTGTTGTTTTTGCGCATCAGTCAGTTTCAAGACGCCGTTCTGCAAGTCCTGCATCGTCTTGAGTGCCAGCTTCTGGCCCTCCGTCAACTTTGCGGTGCCCTGCGACTCGAGAAGCATGGTGCCCGTCTTGTCTTCAATGCTGTCAATCAGCTTCTTATACTGGTCTTCCAGCTTGGACGCTTCCGCCGCCATTTTCTTGGTCTCTTCGTTTACGACAGGGGCTTCCTTCTTGGCCGCACGTGATGCCGTGGCCATTGCCTCCATCGTGGTGGACCCGGTGGTGTTCCAGGCTTTGTCAGCCCGGGCCAGTGCCTCCGACCAGTCCTTCTGGAGGTCGTTGGCGTACTCTTTGCCGATGTCCACTGCGCCCGCGAAGTCGCCCTTCATGATGGCCATGAATTGCTTCCCGGCCGTCATCAGGGTTTTGCCCAACGAATAGAACACTTCCACCACAATCACGCCGATGGAGTACACGCCGCGCAAAGCTGCGGACAACACCTTGGAGATGTTCTTAAGGCGGTCACCTTCCGTCATGGCTGTGAAGAACTCATCAGCAAGGCCGGAAAGCGTGGGCAGTAGTTCAGCGGCTACTTGCGTGGCGATGCCCTGGAAGCCCATGCCCACCAGATCAAGCGTGTCGTTGAAGGCTGCGGCCTTGGCTGCGGTTTCCGTGTCAATCGTCAGGCCCAGTTTGCGGGCCATCGCGTCAAACTCATCAAGTGCAGCGGAGCCCCCGGCCAACACTGACAGCATGTCAGTCCCGGTCTTGCCGAAGAGTTGCACTGCGAGCGCGGACTTGGCTGCGCCATCTTCGTACTCGTTGAACTTGTCAGCAACCTCGCCAAGAACCTGACGACTGGTTTTCAGCGTGCCGTCCGTGTTGCGGGTTTGGATGCCCATCGCTTTGATCGCATCGTTGCCGCCCGCAACGGCGACAGACAGTTTTGTCATCGCGCCCTGAAGCGAACTGCCTTCCATGCCACCCAGTTTGAAGGCCAGTTGCAACCCGGCGAGGTCTTTTACTGCGACGCCCGTGCGCTGCGAGAGCTCGTCCATGGCGTCGGCTGCGTTGATGCCACTCTTGACCCATCCGGCCAAAGCCGTGACGGACAAGCCTGCACCGATCGCACCGAGTGCGGTAACGGCAAGGCCCGCAGCCTTGCGCATCTTGGTCATCGTGCCTTCAACCGTGTTCAGGGCTCTGTCCATGTCCGCCTTCAAGCGGGCCACGTTTGCGGCCATCTCGATGGTGAGGGTTCCTACAGATGTGCTCATTTGCGTCCTGCCTGAATGAATGCCTTGAAGGCGTTGGACACCTTCTTAGCCACCACGTTTCTGTCAAACTGGTTTACCGGGTCACCGTATGGGGGCGGGCACTCGGGCCGTTCGCTTTCGTGGGCTTGGTTCAAGTATGCCCTAGACATCGCCCTGAGCGCGTTGAACTCCCAGGCTTGCAGGTGGAACCCCGTGCAGCGTTGCCACGCTTCGAGCTCTTGCGCGGTGAGCACGCTTGGCGACATGCCCCCTGTGGACACCATCCCAATGTCTTGCCAGTAGTGGATGAGGTACACGCCCTCGCCTACATCGGGCATCAGTGGGGTGCCGCCGTTTGATCGAATGGCCTCGGCGCGAGTGGGGGGCTTGGCTGCGGGCGTTGCACCCGCAACCGATTTGATCTTGTCTGGCGTAGCTGGCGCAGAATCGAACCACGCCATCTGACGCGCATACAAAATCAGATCTTCGATGACCCCTGAGTAAAATTTGCCCAGTCGCCGACGGCTTTGTTGATCTGCTCAGAGATGAAGCCAATACCTGGATCCAGGTAAGCGGCCTTGAACATTTCGTAGCCCGTCATTTCGCGGTAGCCAAAGCCGTTGAAGCTGGCCGTGCATGCGGCCAAGAACTCAGCGTCAAGCGTGCGCTGCTCGTCGTCCTTCATTTTCTTGCCGCCCTTGCGCACGTATTCCAAGATCGCGCGGTTGCGGGTGGCTTGCGCCTTCTGGAATTGCTTGGAGCCGGGGCCGTAAACCGTGATGCTCAACTGCTCGCCGTTGCTGTCCAGCAAGGGTTCGCCAGTGGCGGTTTCCAGATCGATGGTGGCAGTTTCTTTCACTGCCAAAGTGGAGATGTCTAACATTGGATGGTCCTTTCGCGGGGTGGTGGTGTTGCCCGTGCCCAGCGCAGCCGCACCCCGCGAAGGATGCGAACCGCGCCGGGTCGGTGCGCGTTTTGCCATTGCTGGCGATTAAGAGGCGAGCGATTCAACGATGCCGACGCCTGCGCTGGTGCTGGTGAGTTCCAGCGTGCAGGTGGCGGTCGTGATGCTGTCAACGGAGCCGACGCCCACTTTGAACGACATGACCTTGGCCTGGAAGTAGTACTTGTCGCCGTTCTGGGTGGTCACCATGAACGAGTACGAGTTGTCGCTCAGGGAAGCGGCCTTCATCAAGATCTGGCCAGCGTCGTCAGTGTCCAGGCCCAGCGACAGAGTCATGGTGCCTTCGTTGAAACTGCCTTTGAACTTCTGCGTGCCACGACTGCCGACAGGCATGTGCGTGACCAGAGCGTATTCGCGGCCGAATTCGCCCATGTCTGTGATCTCGCCGACAGCCGGGGGCACGGGAGAAGATGTGAAGAGGGTGCCGTAGCCGGACGCGTCAAACGTGCCGGGGGCGGAAGCGCTCACCTTCAGGGTAGAGCCTGCGGAAGTACGAACAGTCATGGTGTTTTCCTTTGGTCAAGAAACCCTTTCGGGCGGTTAGATGCGATGCTCATTCATAGTACCGCAAGAGGTAGTCTACAGGCTGCGTCCAGATGCCGGACTCGTTGTCTTTGTCAAGCGGGCCAGCGGTGGCCACGCGACAACTCATAACCGTCTTCCCAGACGCTTCCACGTAGTGTTTGAAGTCCAGCGCCGCGCGAACCGCTGCGTGGATGGCTTTGACTTCCGCGATGGTTTTTGCCAGCGGGTTGATCTGCACCCGTGCTCGCACCAGTTGCGCGTCATGGGCGTAGTCCAGGTTCGGCTCAGGCGTTGCGCTGACAACCGTGTACACGAGCGCCGGGTAGGCGGTGCCCTGCGGGAGTTGGTTTGCGGCCTTGCGCGTGCTGACCAGTGCGTTGACGCCTGACACGTTCAGCAAAGCGGCGATGACGAGTTCGGTGTTCATAGTTTGCTGAATTCCTTTGGAAGGCGGTTGCGGATGTATTCTGCCATCGCATCGACCGCAGCCGTTGAGCTTTCGTCAAGGGCGGGGCGCATGTATGGCTTCGGCGTTGCGCCCGGGTGGTCAACGACCTCTTTGGCGATGCCCGCAAAGAATAGGCTCTTGCGGTTCTTTGGCTTGATGAAGTGTTGCGTCGTGCCGAACTCCACCCAGGATGCGTAGAAGGCTTTCACGTTGCCTGCGGTGATCACTGCCTGCACCGTGCCTCGGCGACTGGTGGTTTTCACCTTGATGCTGTCTCGCAACGCCCCCATCCGGACAGGCACATTTTCTTTGATGGCTTCTTCCAGCACTTTGGAGCCCGCACGAATGCCGCCCCTCAGTACGTTGGCTTCTACTTTCGCGGGCAAGTCTTGAAGAAGTTTGTGCAACTCCGACAAGCCCTTGATTTCAATTTCACTGGCCATCAACGGAACCCTCGGTGCAGTCGAAAATGATGAAACGGTTTTCTTCGTCGACATCGCGTGTGGCCACGATGTTGAAGATGCGCGTGCCGTACTTGATGCGCCACTTGGTTGAATCCAGCGGGGGCATGAACATCGCGCTGAACCGAACCGCGACCGTGTGGGTCAGGGTGGCGTTGATGGCCATGGAGCGCAGCTTTTCACGCCCCCCGATTGGTTTGATGTTGGCCGACACTTCTTTCATGTCAACCCACGTGTCCAACTGCTGGCCGTAGCCGTCTTGAGTGGTGGTGCGTTGCTGCACGACCACACGATGGATGAGTTTGCCAGTGCTGATCATGTCACACCCCTTGGCAGTTGCGCACGTAGTCCAGCAAACGATACGCGGACTTCTCGAGCAACTCTTGCTCCGTGGTGTTGCGGTCGTACTTGATCTGGGCCAAGAGCAAAATCGCGGCCACGTAGTTCTTTTGAAGCGTGGCGACCGGGCTGACTGCGGTGTCGATGAGCCCCGCTGCGTAGGTCACGCGAAACCCGTTCGGCGTTTGCGTGCTGACCAGTGGCCACGCCTTGCCGGGGGCCGGGGTTACGACGTTGTCTGTCAGCACGTAGTCGTCTTCGTCGATTGTCTGGGTGGCGTTGTTCAGATCAACATACGTGATGGACGTGATCTCGATGACTGGCCCCATGTCCAATTCAATCTCCGTGGGGGGTGTGCCCGTGATGCTGACGCGCCGGGTTTGGCGCATGAGCGCGGTCTGCACGTACCCTTCGGCTTCCACGATGGCCGCATCAAGCAAGATCTGCAAGGTGCTGTCTTCGTGGTCGTGGTCTTGGCGGATGAACGCTTTGAACGCTGCGAGCGAGACTGCCGACTCCTCGGGAGGCAAGACAGTGGTGGAATAAAACTTCATGACAACTCCAGTTCTTCAAAGATGTGGCCAAGTGGAAAGCACGTCAGGGCCGTTGATGTGGAACAGTTTACGACCTGCACCCGCTGGGTTCGCAAGTCTGCAGCGAGCGGGCCAAACCGCTTCACGAACTCGTCGTAGGGGCTGGGCACGTTGAGTTGACCCGGGTGGTCACCAAACCAGTGGCTCCGGCCGTTGGTGCGCTGCATGTCGTAGCCCAGCAAGAGCATCCGGCTCGCCCCGAAGTGAAAAGCCAAGTTCATGGCCTGATACCCCGAATTGAGTCCTTGGTTTACCACCCACGGCTCCAGGCAAAGCCCCGCACCGACCCTAGACGGAACGAAATCCAGCCCGTGGCGAGCGCAAGCCCGCTCATCCTGACTACACCGGAGCCCATGGAATGCGTCGTCGCTGCGGGGCCGTTTTGCGTCCCACCATTGCCCGTCACATGCGTAAAGCACGTCCGCCCACGGGGCAAGCGTCCACGCATCGTTTACCGCGACCGCTTTGCAGAGGCCCGCTGCGTGTGCTTTGGCGACGTGGTCGACTTGTTGCTGGGTGAGGCTTGGTCCACCTGCGATGAGGACGCACGTTGTTCCGTGGGGCCAGCGTCCGAGGCCCCCTGCTCTTTTGGGACTGGGGTGGCCTTGCTGGGCAGCGTGCCCACGATGTCCACCTTGCCCATATTGGACAGTTCCTTGGCCAGCCACACGGGGCATTGAAAGACTTCACCCTTCTTACGCCGCTGAATTGGCTCCATCGTGCCGTACAGGTCAACCGTTGCTTTTACTTCTACGTTATCCATTTGAGTGCTCCAAAGTTCAAAGGGGAGACAGACGTTGGCCTGCCTCCCCCGGGTTGCCCACGGGCCCGAAGGCCCTTGGGTTAGGCGAACTCGCCGCTGACGAATGCCTTGGGACGGTACACCGTCAGGGCAAGGCGCTCTTCAGCCAAGATGGTGGCCATGTTCTTGGTGAAGTTGTCGGCGTGCTCGTAAGCGACCTGGATGGCAGCTTGCTCGCGGTCCCACACTTGCGCACCCATCGAGAAGGCACCCACCAGGAAGCGGCCTTGCGTGATGGACAGGCTTGGCACCACACGACGACCCCAAAGCTGAGGGCCAGCGGCCAGAGCGGGGTTGGACCACACGTACTCGCCGTAAGTGGTCTTCGTCAGTTCGATGGCTTCCCAGTCGGCGGGGTGCAACACAATCGCGTCGGCTGCGTAGTTGCTCATCACGGTTTGGGTGATGGCGCGACGGATGGTGTCCACTGCGGTGTCGCCAGACACTGCGCGGTCGTATGCGGTGAAGTTGCCGCTCTTCAAGATGCCGGACAGGTTGCCACCAGTGCCGTCGCCGTTCAAGAGTTGGTCTTCCTCTTCCAGCTTCAGGCCGTACATCAAGCGGGTGTTGATGTAGGACATCAGCTGAGGAGCGTCAGCCAGAACTTGCTTCGACACGGGGATGAAGTGCGCCAGCGTGATCACCGGAGCGGTGGCCAGTTCGAACGTGATGCCGGACTCGGGCTTGGCCACGTTTTCACGGGCTGGGCTGGAGTACTGGGGACCAGCGTTGTTCGTGAACACCAGTTCGCGAGTGAATTCCACCAAGTTGGAACCAGTGGTGCCCACGGGCAGCAAGTCACGCACGGTCAGCGAGCGGTTAGGCTCGGCGACGATGCCTGGGACGCGCATGCCGTTGACCAGCGGCTGGGCCGTGTTCTGGGTGGCGTTGATGATGGCGGTCTTCATCTCCATGCGGAGCGAGCCTGCACCCTTGTTCTGCCATGCGGCGAAGCCTTCCAGCTTGGTGAACTGCTCACCCAGCGAAACGGCTGCGGCTGTGTCGGCGGGCATGGCGCGGGATTTCTGCTCCAGTGCCACCAGACGATCAACGATTTCGGTGGCTTTGGTAGACAGAGTCTCCAGAGCGCCCTTGGTCTCGCTGGACATGGCTTTGGAATCGGCGACTTCGGCGTTGGCCTTCTTCACCCAGTCTTCCAACTGTTTGTTGATGTTTTTCAGTGCCTCTTCCATGAGGGCTTTGGTCACGTAGTCCATAAAATCTCCTTAGATGTGGACGATGGGAAAGGGTTGGTTCTGGTCGCAGTGCTCAAAAAGAGCTGAACGTGGTGGCGATGCCTGCGGCCCGTAGCATGGCCTCAACTTCGTCTCCGACGCTCTTTGCTTCCGGTGCCACCCCATGCTCACCATAGAGGATCACCTTCGCACGGCTGACAACTGCTGTCGCCGCTGACTTAGAGAAGCTACCTGCCTCGCGCAGGAACTGCTCAAGTTCTGCCAATGTTGCCACATCATCGAGTTCCGCCTTGATGGAACCCATGTCGATGCGACCCTTGTCGTCTGCGGGAAACGACACCAGTGAGATTTCCCGCAAGACAGAAACGTTCTTGATGATGCGTGTGATGCTGGACTTGGGGTCATCAACCCACTCATAGTCTTCACCCTTCATGCCGATGCCGACAGACAAGCCGTCCAATGTTTCATCGGCCAGCGCAAGTTTCAAATCTTCCGCCCGGGACATACCCTTGGTCAACGCGCCCGCAACGAACAGACCCTCGTCGTCTTCTTCCAGCTTGCGCCACTTGCCCACGGGCAGGTCGTAGCTCATGTGATTGAAGAACATCTTGGGGGTGCGACCTGCGGCCTTCAGCTCTTTCAGGGCTTTCTTGTAGGCCCCGGGCAGGATGGTGTCACCGTAGGAGTCAACGCCGTTGAACTTGCTGGCGTAGCCCTCAAATTCGTAGCCGCCGTCGCCCTTCGCTTTGATACACACGTCGCTGAGCGACAAGGTTAGGTTCTTACGTTCAAGCATCTTGGGTTCCTTCGGGTTGCGTTTCTTGGTTTGTGGTGGCGGGGGCCATGCCCATCCGGTCAAGGGGCACCATCGCCGATTGGACTGTCAGTGCATCAGCCCGCTCGTCTACGTGGGGCTCCAATAGGAGGCGGTCACGGACTTCATTTCGCGTCATGATACCGTTCGCCACGAGTTTGGAGTAGTACTCGGCCTTCGCCCGCATGTCCACGGCAAGCAACTCGTCAAAGTCGTACGCCACCTTCCGTCGGCGTTGCTGCTCCAGCGGGATCAGCTTGGCCCGCAGCGTTGCCGCGATGCGCACCGTGTACGGCCGGATCGTCAGGTTGTAGAACCCGAGCATCTGCTGCTCAATGCCCGTGCCCCAGTTGCTGGAGCCCTCGCTTGCGTTGAGCAAAAACCCGGGCACGCCAAAGAACCGCGCAACGTCCTTGACGCTGAAAGCGCGGGTCTCGATCATTTGCAGGTCTTCCGGTGCGAGTTGGACTTGTTGGTATTGCATGCCCGCTTCCAAGACGAAGAGCTTGTGCGCGTTGTCGGAGCCCTCATGCACTTCTTTGAAGCTGGCCCGCACTTCCTCCCGTTGCTTGGGCGTCAGGATGCGGTCAATGCGCAACACGCCGCCCGGTTTGCCGCCGCGCTTGAAGAACGCCCCGGCGAACTGGTCGCTCGCGGCCGCGATACCCATGCTCATCGCGCCGTATTGCATCGGGCTCAGGCCGACCCGGCCATTGCCAAAGATGCGGAAGTGCAGGATGTCCTCCTCGGCGAACATGGTCTCCTCGCCATCCAGCGTGAACAAGTACCATCCCGTCCCGTCCTTCAGCACAATGGGCCGCACCTGCGCAGCGGCCAACGGATAGAGCGCGATAGGTTGGCCAAGCGAGTTCCGGATGATCATGGCGTAGCCGTTGCCGCGCAAGACCAAGTTGAAAATCACCGCTTCCCAGAAGTCGATGTGCGTCATGTGAGGGTTTGGCCGCATTTGCAGCAACGCGAAAAGCTCGTCAGTGGTGTCCTCCGCCCACTTACCCTTCCGCAGCGTGTACGGGTACAGGGGCATCCCTGCAACCGTTTCAGCGATGAGCCGCACTGCCCCGAACACTGCGGACAGTGTCATGGCCACGTCTTCCGTCACGTTTACGGGTACGTCTGACGGGCTCCGCATTGGACCGGGCAACTGCTCGCCCGAATACTGGGAACTCCCGCCGAACCCCATGAACCGAAAGATGTTTTGAAAAAGAATAGATGGTTTCTGCACGGATTACCCCAGGATGATTGGATTGGTTAAGAATTCGTCCAAGGCGCTG